CATGTTATCGGTGCAAATTGTAACCTTGAGTCTGATCGTTGGCAGTCTTACCCTCTTAATGAAATTACCGTTTACGTTCCGGGTGGCAAATTGGAAGGAAGGAAAACTGTCTCTTATCCTCTTGACAACAAGGATATGACCACTAAACTTGAGAAGCTTGATTACCTTATTAATTATGAAGGACTTCCTCCGGCCAATCGGGTTTGTGGAAATCTCATTTTGGCCCGACAACCTAAAATAAACTGTGGCAAAATCCTCGGTTTCCATGTTGCCGGCAATGATAAGCAGTGTTATGGTCTCCCAATAACTTTGGAAACTATGGAACAGCTTAATGACAGTCTTGACCAACAGATGATGGTATACTTCGGCAATTTTGCTAGTGCAATTGCGACTGACAAGCCTATTCCTGTAGAAATGGCTAGCAACGAGTCTTCTTTCCTCAGTGGGTATCCACTTTCGCGGTCGGTGGGCAATTTTGAAATTTTGGGTGTTCTCGACAAAGACTCTCGTCCTCATGATACTAGGAAAACTGATATAATTCCATCTCCCTTGCAATCTAGCAAGATATTTCCTCTAACACATGGTCCAGCAGCATTAATGATGAATGATCCAAGGTTGAACACACCCGTTCGACCAATTGAGGTAGGGTTTGACAAGAAGTATGGCGATCCACTTTCTTCTTTTGATTTTACCGTTTTGGAAAGTGTTGCTCATTCGTATGGAGAGTATCTTTCGTCACTTGAGCATGGAAAAGATGCATGGCGTCAAGTTTACACAGTAGATCAGATGCTTAATGGGGATAGATACATTCCTGGTTCTAATGGAATTGATTGGACTAAATCTCCTGGACTTCCTTACATTTTAACTCGACCACGAGGAGTCACGGGTAAAGCTTATTTGGTGGATATTGAAGAGACACCTGACGGCCCCCATTATTGGTTTGGACCAAATTCTCGTGATCTTGGAAAGAACTTTTACTACAGGCTCGCCAATGCAAAGAAAGGTTATGCTGATCCTGTCGTATGGAGAACTGTACTAAAGGATGAGTTGCGGCCCAATGAGAAAGTTTCCAGTGGATTGACCCGGTGTATTGAACATGCTGCTTTCGATTTTGTTCTTCTTGATAGAATGTACAATGGAGCATTTGATGCCTTCCTTGTCCGCAATCCCATTGTCACGGGGATAGGTATAGGGATGGATCCTGGATCACGTGATTTCAACTTTCTTTACAATAAACTGCGGAAGGTTTCTCGTTTTGGAATTGATGTGGATTATAAGAATTGGGATGCTCATTGTTTGGGAAAGTTGTTTGAAATGGAAGACATCGTTCGAAATATCTGGTATGAAGATAGAGATGGAATCAATTCTGATAATATATTCGAAGATAGACAAGTTCGGCATGTTATTACATCTCAAATCGTCAATGCTCTTACAGTTGTTG